TAAAGGCACAAGATGATGTGTTGAGCCTGAAAGGAAAACCATGAAGCTGTCAGAGATCCTGATCTATGAAGCCAAAGAGAAGAACTTGATTGGTAAATTCATCAATGGTAAGGAGATCACTGACAAGACTAAAGATGAACCTTGGCCTGGCTACTTTTACTGCTCCTACAACAAGCTGACCTCACTCAAGGGCGCCCCTGCCTCAGTCGGTGGCAACTTTTACTGCGGCGGCAACAAGCTCACCTCACTCGAGGGTGCCCCTGCCTCGGTCGGTGGCAACTTTGGCTGCTCCAACAACCAGCTGACCTCCCTCGATGGCGCCCCTGCCTCGGTCGGCGACAACTTTGTCTGCTCCTACAACAAGCTGACCTCACTCGAGGGCATCCACAAGATCCTAAAGTCCATGAACGGAGCCTTCTTTGCCACCAATAACCCGCTCAAGTCCCACGTCTTGGGTCTGCTCCTGGTCAAGGGCTGCAAGAAGGTCGTGCTGGACAACAAGGTAGTTCAGGAGGTCCTGAACCGGTACCTACCGAACACTCGAGGTTCGAAAGCAGTCATCGAGGCCCAGTCGGAGCTACTGGATTTAGACCTTGAGGAGTTTGCCCAGCTGTAAATAGAACAAACTTATTAGGAGTAACCATGCCATCCGCTTTAGTGAAACGATACGCCGAACAGGCAAAGAAGACTGTCCAAGCTGTAGAGAAGATCTGGGACGAGGCTAAGGCCGCCGCTGCTAAGAAGTTCAAGCCTGGCCCTCGCTACTGGGCATACGTCAATGGAACTGTCAGGAAGCGCTTAGGCATCGTCGAGAGCATGACCTTCAAGGAGTACATTGACTTGTCTCAGCTCGAACCTACCATTGCACAACCTGAAGTTGCTCAAGTCCCTCAATACCAGCAAGAGAATGAAGATTTTGCCCGCTACCTTGGCTGCTTGTTTGCTGCCAGAGATAAGGCTCACGAGCTTCACCTGGCCGCCAAGTCTCACGCTGACCATGTTGCCCTCAATGAGCTGTATGACCTCTTGCTTGACCATGCTGACAAGATGACCGAGTCATACCAAGGTAAGCATGGCCTCGTCAACCTGTCGATACCTGCTACTGATGACACCTTCTGCCAGACTTGTCCAAGAGAGTTTGCAGCTGCATTAGCTGGCTGGCTTGAAACAACAGCAATAGCCTGGATCGGTGATGATGCTTATGTCATCAACCAGTATGAAGAACTTTTGGGTGACATTTACCAAATCAAGTACAAGCTGGACAACTTCGCATGAAGCTGTCAGACATCAAGAACATTGAGCCAGTCCTGACCGTCAAGGAGCACGAGGCACTGACCAAGGCTGAACATCTGCATGAAGATCCTCATGTCTACACCCACCCTAAGCTGCAGTCAAGGATCAGAAGACTGATCATGCTTGGGCTCATCAGAAAGCAGCAAGGTGCTGATATTTATGAGCGTACCGAGAAAGGTGAAGCCCTGCTGTCTAAGCAATAAATCATAACCATAGGAGATGTACATCAGATGAACAAGATAAAGATGTTGCTTGAAGCTATGCTGCAAAATGTGCTGAATGATCACCAACGATCTTGGCTTGATGAAGTCCAGTCTGAAGGTGATCATTTAGTTCACCTTGATGGTGATCGAGCGATTGGTAAGACTACCTTCGGCATTGGAGCCCTAACGGTCCTAGCCTTAGCACGCGCTAACACGCAATCATGCATCATCGTCCCTAAGAACGTTCCTACCGCCTCAGCTAAGAACCAAGCTCTTCAACTGATCAGCAACATTGAGAATGCTCCTGATCCAGTATTGAGAAGCAACCGTCATGAGATCGCCATGTTCAATAACAGCAAGCTGCTCTTCATGCACTACACCCCAAATGCTCTTCGAGGGTTGTCTCTTGATGGTGCTTTCATCGATCACAACGTAAAAGAGCTGTCATCTATCAGAGAGCTGCTGACCGACGTTCATTGCTGTACAATGTCAAGAGCTGGCAAGGTATTAGTCAGCCTGGAAGGTTCAGTGTTCTGACATGGCCTCAAGTGAGTTCATCAAGAAGGCCAACTCAAACACTGAGTTCGATGCCTTCAAGGTCCAAGAGCTGAAGCGCTGTGCTGAGGACCCGGTGTACTTCATCAACAACTACTGCTGGATCCAGAACCAGGTGCTTGGTAGGGTAAAGTTTACGCTTCAACCCTACCAGGTAAGAATAGTTCGCTCTTTACATGCAAACCGCTTCAACATCCTCAGAATATCACGGCAAGCAGGCAAGAGCGAAACTACGTCAGCCTACGCTTACTGGTTCGCGATCTTCAAGGAAAACAAGAACGTCTTAATCGCGTCCAACAAGCAGAAGGCCTCCATCGACCTGATGAACCGTATCAAGTTCATGTATGAGAACACCCCAGACTTCATCCGACCAGGGGTCAAGTACTACAACCGAGGCTCCATAGAGTTTGACAATGGCTCGAAGCTCTGGTCAGAAGCGACTACTGAAGATACCGGTCGAGGCAAATCTTGCGCGCTTGTTATCTCAGACGAGCTGGCACACATCAAGAAGACTATACAAGAGGGCTTCTGGTCCTCAATCTTACCAACCATCTCTTCTGGTGGTGCTTGCGCGATCATGTCTACTCCTAATGGTGACAATGACCTCTTCGCAGACATCTGGCGTGGAGCCGAGGCTGGGATAAATGGTTTCATCCCGATCTTTGTTCCGATCGATGAGGTACCTGACTATGACAACCCAGGTAAATTCAGAGATGAGAAGTGGCAGGCCATGATGAAGGCTAAGGTAGGTGAGCTGAAGTTTCGCCAAGAATACCTTGCAGAATTTCTCTCTGATGATCCGCTCTTGATCAAGTCGATCACCCTACAGAACCTTAAAGAAGTTCCACCACTGTACATTGACAAGGGCTTCTCATTCTGGAAAGAACCTGACCCGAACAAGACCTACCTGGTAGGAGTTGACGTAGCTGAAGGGGTCCTACAAGACTTCTCGACGATCCAAGTTCTTGAGCTTGAGACGATGGAGCAGATCGCTGAGTATCGAAATAACACGATCAATGAGTCTCAGCTGTACAGTGCGATCGTGTTTGCGCTTAAGAAGATCTTGTCCTTCAAGCAGAAGCAGACTGGTAAGTCCCCAACAGTTTACTGGTCCTTCGAGAATAACTCAGCAGGAGCCTCTATTGGGACCATGTACTACAACGATGAAAAGTTCCCTGCGGATGCTCAACTAATCAGTGGCAAGGTTGAGCGCACAGGATTTCGAACGGTGAACAAGCCAAAGCTTGAGGCCTGTCGACACCTGAAGACTTTAGTTGAGAAGGGCAATGGGATAAAGATCAAGTCGAAGCTGCTCATCTTTGAGCTGAAGAACTATGTGGCTACCGGAGCCTCATATGCTGCCAAGAAGGGTGCAACAGATGACTTAGTGTCGGCGATGTTGATCATTATGCGGATCCTAAAGCAGCTATCTGACTATGAGCCACAGGTCTTCGATGCGCTATACAAGTCTGAGCAAAACTTCTACGAAGAGACCGCAGATGGATTTGCTGAGAGCATTGAGCCGATGCCGATGGTGTTCTGACCACCTGGGCCAAGCAATAAATAGTATCCTGAACTAACAGAGATTGCCTTAAATAGGCAGATTATTGGAGAATTACATGCCTGGAGCATTTACGGATTTTTGGCGGATTGTTAAGCCAGCACCATCAAAATCACAATATGTATCAACCAACCCTGAAAATGCGAAACTTTATTCGAACTTTTCATGGTACACCAAGGTAATGAAAGGCACATCCTCGCGCTTCTCCAAGTATACACAGTACAAGAATATGGACAGTGATGTCTTCGTCTCTCGAGCATTAGATACAGTCGCTGAAGAGATGACACAAATCAATATAAAGACCAATCTCCCGTTTGAGATTGAGTACCAGAATGAGAACAACAAGGAGGTCCCTGAGGCGATCACAATGACCGTTCGTGCAGCATTGAGACACTGGTGTGACATCCAAAACATGCAGACCAAGCTGTATGACATTGCCAGAACCACCGTTAAGTTTGGTGATTGTTTCTTCCAGAAGTCATCTGACTTTAAGAAGTGGAAGTACATTGACCCAGGTGACATAATTGGGATCTCAATCGATGAAGAGGGTGTTCCTGAGCATTACCACGTAAGAACCGGTGAAAAGAACCGTCAGGGCGCCTTTGGTGACATCACGCTTGTACCTGCCTCAGGTGTTGTACACTTCTCACTGTCTTCGTCAATGGGTGAAAATGGACCATTTGGCGAGTCGCCGTTGTGGGCTTGCGTTAAAGCATTCAGACACCTATCCTTGCTTGAGGACTCGGTCATCATCTATCGCATTGTTCGAGCTCCTGAGCGTCGGGTGTTCTTCATCGACACCGGCAACATGCCGCCACAGCGTGTTAAAGCATATCTTGAGTCAATCAGGAATGAGCTGAAGCAGAAGCGGATCCCAAACGAGACTGGTGGAACTGAGAAAGTTGACTCAGTTTACAACCCGATCTGCTTGACGCTTGACACTGAGATCCCATTGCTTGATGGTAGGACCTTGACATTGACTGAGCTGATCGCTGAGCATGAAGCCGGGAAGCAGAACTGGGCA